AAAAAGTTCCCGGTCTGTTGTGTTTCTTACAGTCAACTGCCAAAGCCAAAGCCATCACGCAGTCATCGTGCAACCCTTGTGGTGCAGTATATCTCACACCAGTTCGTGTGTATTCAAATTCAAAGTTCTCCATCTCACTTCCGATGGGTTCTTCAGGGAAATACACCTCCCTATTTTGTACGCTGATCACCAACCCTTCAATCAGTTGTTGTTTGCTCTGTGATGTGAACTTAAACCCTTTGATTCGGGGATGGCTTCTTTGTAATTGCTCAACGATAGGATCCCCAACACCGGTTGAATCCACGAATGCTGGAATCACACCAATCAATGTCGTAATCTTTGCCAATGTTTGCGACCAATCTGCTTGGAATCGGTCTACATATGATACGCAATTATTCGCATCTAAACCAATTATGACCGTATAATCCGAATACTTTGCCAAATCCACGCCCCAAGCAACAACGCTTTTGTTGGTTACTGGCTTGTAACAACTACGGATTGCATCAATTCCGAATGGGTTTGTCTTGTCATCGGCTGGTTCTGCCAAATACAACTCGTTAAAGACATGAAGTGGGAGATCTCGTTTGGCTTGTTCAACCTCCTCCAGTTTGAGAATCCCTTCCTTGACCGCATCATATGCCGTTATCTTAAAATATCGATAGTCACTCTCACCGCTTCTCGCCCTTTCTCCCAACTTATAGAACCAATTCTTCTTCCCTTTGACATTCCCAATCAGTTTGCACTTGCCTTGTGTGGCAGTTAGGGTTGAACGCATCGCATACCACGATTCCTCACGCATACGAGATGCTTCATCAATCACGGCAGCGTAGACATCATCACCATACAAGTTGTCCGGCTTCTCACCTGATTTGAATTCTATCCTTGCACCTGTTGGAAGAGTGAGCAAAAGTTTGGTTTCGTTACTGATGAAGAAGTTCTTGTCCGTGACTTGTGACTTCATCCTTCGGAATGCAATCTCCGCTTGTTGGTATACCGGTGCAACCCACCACACGGATTGATTGTCCTTGCATTTTAACGCTTGTTCAAATAACCAAATGATGTGAGATGCCGTCTTACCCGTCTTTGTACTCGCAGCAGTAATGGTAAAACGAGCATCACAATCAAGGATGTCTTTTTGGTAACTCGTGACATATGGTCTTTGATAGGTTATTTGCATAAACTTTGGTAAACACTCAATCGTGTTAGGTTGTGCAGTTCAAGATTGTGATATGTCTCACAATAGATGCGATTTGATTCGCCCATTGATTGCCTCACAGAATGCCCAGCATCAATCAGTTTTTGAATGGATGCCTTCCAGTTGTTTTGGGTTGCGAAGATCACACCATCGTTTGCCGTGTGGTATAAATATGGGTAAACCGCTGAACAGATGATTGGGATAGAATAGGCAGCGGCTTCGACAATCTTCAATTCCGATTTGCAGTTGTTAAAGTTGTTATCGACCAATGGTGCAAGTACAAAGTCAAAGTGCTTGTAAACCTCACCGTATTCAAATACCGAAGTGCCTTGCACGATGTTGGCTTTGGGAATCAGTTTGACAATGTTGTTCCAATGATCACTTGGTGTGTATCCGCAAATGTAGAAATCCACATCCATTGAATTGATGTCATCAGCGATGAGCTTCAAATCCTCTTCGTGTGTGATCCCACCAACCCACCCTATTTTCACTCTCTCGTTCTTTTCCTTTGGTTGCTTCCATTGGTTGTGAGATGTATCCAAGCAGTTCGGCACAATATAGACATTGTCATTGATTGCCCTCACCTGATTTGCCAACTTTGGTGTTGTGCAGAATACCGCATCCGCATAGTTGATGGCATCCTTAATGCAATTCTTAATCCCTTTGCGATATGCCCAATATGCTGGATTGTATTTTGGCAGTACCCAATAATCATCCACATCAATCACATAAGGCTTCCCGGCATCCGTGATGCGTTTCAACACATCGTACTGATTCTTTCCAAGCCATCGTGAGAAGACAATCACATCATAGGGTGCAAGGTCAACCGTCATCCATTCGGTTTGTGATTGGCAGACATCAACCTCCGCTTCTCCGTTTATTTGCATTCTCAAATGTGGTGCATAGATGCGATGGTAAACCACACCATTGATTCCGTCTGTTAGTATTAAAAGTTTCATAGGGTATTAAGTAAGTAATTAAAGCCTTGATTCGTTACATAGTCAAAGCCATTGTTGACAGGGATAACATTTGGTGATTGTACGCATACCTCAAGCAATCGTTTTACCTTCATCTGCTCTGCGATTGCGTAGGTGCTTGACTGATTCCCAATGAATGCCTTACAACTGCCGACAATGGTTGCCAACATCAATGCATCCTGACATTTTAAGAGTTCACAATCCAACTGCCATCTCTCGGTAAATGCGATGTATTCCGATTCATATCCAAAGAAAACGCACTTGTGTTCCTTGAGTGGGAAATAGTTAATGTCGTGATTTCGATAACGAGCAGAGAAGTTCAAGAGAATCTTGTCGGAAAAGTAGGAGATCGGTTCACTGGCTTCAATGCAAGGTTCGTGAAGGTCTGTTATCAATTCGGGATAGACAAGGAAGTGATTCCGTCTCAAATCCCCAGCACATAGATTCAATCCGTGATGCCTGAACTTATCGAAGTCATAACCCATATCCATGTGCGAGTGCATCTCAACCTTCCTTATGTATGATTGATGCTCAAGCAATGGTTTGATGTATTCGTATGAGTTTAAGTTCATACAATACCCTCCGCTTGGATGACCGGGTACACCATTCTGCTCACGGAATCCGATGTGGAAATCTACCGCACCGTGTAACTCTGCAACTCGCTTGGTTGCCGTGAGTGAATAGATCAAATCACCAAGATGTCCCGACTGGATAACTCTCATAGTTCTTGTAGTTGTTTTTTTACCCCAACGAAGAAAATTATCTCATTCCTATTTTGCCACGAGTTATACGACAACGCTTCAAGTATTTCATCAATGCAAATTAACGCACAATCTCTTGTGGTTAATCCGTTGCCAAAACTCTCCTTGAGTTGGAATGCTTTCTCTTCAGGTGTCATTCGTTCGGGGTTACTGGAATGGGCATCCAATATGCCACATCAATAATTGCATTCGTGTACTCATCAACCCAAAGGTCATCAAAGTACCTTGCCAAAGTTATTCTCGCATCCGTAGTATAAACCACTTGGATGTCTTCATCTTGTGGTGGGAGTTTATCATCACCTCTCCAACTTGCTCTCATCTAAATTCAAAGTTATTGTGAAATTTTTACTTTCTATCGTTTGGTCAATCGTTTCTTTTGGTTTGCCTTGTGATCGTGTGAGCAACATCTCCAAGTTAAACAGGGAGTTCTTGTCGTGACCTTTCAGCAATGCACCGGCAATCGTTCTTTCCATAATCGTGTATTCATCCCCTCTGTCTATCTTCTCCAGTTCCTTTCGTGATAGCGACAACATAGACAACATCGTATCTTCCACTTGGGATTTGGTGTATCCAATCTCCTTCATTTGTGTGATGAGTTTCTTTGGTCTTCCGTTGCCAATTCTTCTCTCATCCTCTCCCGGCTTGAATGGTTTTAAGTTCTGCTCGTTCGCCATAGTTTTCTCATTTATCTCACATTTTCAATTTCTCTTGGTGTTTCTCTTTCAAGAACTCCTTGTATTGTTTCTTGTCACCATATTTGATGTGACATTCTCTGCACAATGCTTGTAAATTCTCAATCACATCCTTTGTCTTTGTCCCTCCCATTTGTCTTGGTTCAATGTGATGGATGTCCACGGCAGTTTTGCCACACACCTCACAAGGGATGAAGTCACTGATGTCATAACCGAAATGATTGAGATAGTGCATTGTGTGTTTCTTCATATTTCAAGATTGTACTCATTCAGCAGTTGGTGAAGTTTGTCTCTTGTCTCTTGTAGTGCTTTGTGAGTATCTTCGCTTTGTGTGTCGGGTGCGTACTTAATCAATGCCCTCAAATGATTGTCTAAATCACAAATCATTGAATAGTATTTTTCACCATTCATTGCAAAGTCAAACTCAACTCTCTCTTCTCTCAAGTCAAACTCAAGTATCGCTTTCATTGCTCACTTCCTCCGTAGGTTTCGTTGTAGTATTGTTCACCAGTTATTGGTAGTGTACTTTCAGGATAATCAATTCCATGAACTGTTCCTTTGTTGTATGCAGTTTCAATTCTTTCCTTCTCCATTTCCTTGGCTTTGTAAAGCAATCTAACATAGGAAACTGCGTATTCACCTACGCTTATTTCTTCATTTTCTAATTGAACTTTAAGTCTCCATGTTTTATTTGAAAACCACTCTACTGCCGTTTGTTGTTTATTGCTCATTCTTTCTTCTCCTCTTTGGTTTCTGCTCATCATCGGCAAGTTGTGCTTTGGTGATGGCTTCTTGTTGTTGGTTTGCCCATATCAAAAGTGAGTGCAATGCTTCGGTTATACAGGTACTGCAATTCGGCAAGTTCCTTCCGAAGATTTCACGGTGAACATTATTCAGGATTGCCCCTTGTTCTGGTGTTGGGTTGAACACTTGTGTTTTCTTCCAGTTGTCGTACAACGGTTGGAGTGATAGTATAAATTCAATGTTGCTCATAGTTTTCAATTTCGTGTTTTACTTTTTGCCAAAAATAGATTTCACCATTACTTAAAAGAAATGTTGAATTGCATAACAACTCATCGCACATAATCAATGCACATTGCTTTGCGCCTTCTATTGGAATGGGTATAAATTCTTGAATTAATCCGTCATTCATATTAAGATATTTCTGAATTAATTCCTCCGCTTTTTCTTTTGGTGTCATAGTTTAGTTTCTAATAGTGCGACAATCACGGTGGCGATGGATGCGTAAAGTATCCCCACCCAACCATAGGTGTATAGGAAAAAGGACAAGCCCAACCACCAAGACAAGCAGAACGCACAGTCAAGGGGTTTCATTCGCTTCCATTTGGAATAGTCGCTTCCGTAGAGATAGCGTTTAAGAAGGTCGGCTGGTTTGCCAAAGTTTACGATTATAATGCTTAAACAAGCGATTCCAATTATTTCGTTATACATCTTTCTTTCATTAGTTTAATCACTCGCAGCACTTCACGAACGGAGATATCTGTCTTTCTATGGATTGCCCTTGCTGACATTCCTGAACACCATAGTTTGAAAAGTTCTCGTTCATAGAAATATGCTGATTCTGTGACTTGGTTTATTTTGTTGATTCTTTCAAGTTCAATTCCTTCGGCTTGTTCCCTCTCATCCAGTAAGTCAATTTCTTCAGCGAAGTCAAGCTCGTACACATCGTGTTGATCATATATTCTTGATTCGCCAAAGGGATGCCGGTTGCCGTTGATACAAAGGTATAAAAGACGGATTGACCAAAACTGGATGTATCCGTCTCTGTATATTTTTTCAATTTGCTCATCAGGTTTCTCAAGTATTGTCAAAAAGTAAAATTGATACAACTCCCTTGCCAACTCATTGTTTTTTGCAATGTTCTTGGTTGCTTTCCTCAGCCAATGTGCTTTGGATAGTTCCAATATGATGTCGGCTTTATTCAATTTTTCTTTTCAATAATGCAAATATAACCATCTTTTTCGTATTTTTTTTGACATCTTATCACCTGATCTTCCTCATACAAGATGTGTATCGATGACAAGAGTCCTTTGGTGCAAGTAATCACCCAATAACTGAACGGATGTTTCATATGTCTGTCGTGTGGTTTTGTCGTGTGTAATTAAATTGTCAAACACATTGATGGCATTCATCACGCTGGAATGGTCTCTCCCTAATATATAGCCAATTGATGAGAATGTCATCTTCAAATGCTTACGGCAAAGGAAGGAAAACATATGACGAGCATACACCACAGATTGTTTCCTCAAGGATGAAATAACAAGATCAGGTGTGACATCGTAGGCTTGACAACAAATTCTCATTGCATCTGTCCAGTCAGCATCAATAGTTTTCAAATCGCACTTGGGTTGAATGATTTCTTCTTTCAATCGTTTCAACTCTTTATCGTGCTTGACGGTTATCTCTGTAATCTGCAATCGCAATCTGCGAATCTCTTGCTTTAGGTTGTGTACTTCTTGATGGTGGCTAATCATTAGAATGTAATTTTACATTTGTTACACTTGTGCTTGTTTGCGGTCTTGAGCAATTTTACCTTGCCAATGGTGTTGCACTGGGGACATTTTGGATGGTCTGCGATTACGATTGAATCATAGACGGATTGCCAGTACTCGTGACCTTGTGGCGTTTTATCCCATTTGAACGCATCTAAGAGCATATCTTTCATATTGTAGTATGATTGTACCCTTTTATCCTTTTCAACGAGTTGTATGAACTCTTTGTACATTGGCAATCCTTTTGCTTTTGTTCCAAGTTGTTCGTCTCTGCGTCTATCAATTATCTTCATAACAACTTTTCATTGCCATCGCCTAACCGAATAAATCCTGAATCCTTCGTTGATCCAGTTGCTTTGATGAAATCAATTTCAATCTTTGCTGAATTGATAATTACTTGTCCAACATCTGCCATTGCTTTTGCAGTTGCGATGTCAATGTCACCATCCTTCAGGCGTTCCAGGGTTTCAAAAAGGTGATCACGGAGATCATTGATTTTATTTCGTGCCATTTTTTTCTATTTGATTAATTTTTCGTGTGATTGATTTTTTAATATGTACTACTTCCTTCAATTCTGGTGGTAGATTTTGGATGTGATTTCTGCGGATGTGTTCCACTCGGTCAATGATTTCCAAGTTTTCAATACAAATGTTATTCTTGTTTCGGTCTTTGAATACCACAAACATTCCTTTTGGTATATCTCCGTGATGTTGTTTCCAAATTAGTTTATGTACAAATTCAAATCCTTTCTCAACTCTTTCCACCAAGTACCCATCACGATATGAACGGAATCCAATCGGCTTGGTGTTGTGTGGCAATCTACCCTTTTTGAATTGTGTTTCAACTCCTCCGATCTGTAATCCTTTTTGACCTTTATTCCAGGATTTCATTCCTTTTTTGAATTGAGTGGCTTTGTGTCCTTTGAAGTTTTCACGATAGTATTGATGCAAAAAATCAAGATCTTTATGTAATCCCATTTTGTTTGCACGGTTGTAAATCTGCTGGACATTACATCCAAAACGCAAAGCCAAAT